ATCAAACTAACTTCTCTTTAATGAAAGAACTAAAATGGAGTGTACAAGATATCGAAAATATGTATTTTTGGGAGAGAGAAGTGTATATTAACATTCTGGTAAATTACAATTTAGAACAAGAACAGAAACAATTACATAATCAAACAGCAGGACAACACTTTGGATAATAATAATGAAGCAAAAATAAACATTGAAGCAGAAAAAACTGTATTCAGTGATGCCATAGGAAGATCTGAACAAAAACTAGAAATGACAGAATCATCATATTCAGTTACTCCTTCTCCTTTTAGTACTCAAAATCTGTCCATGATATCTATGGATACCAGTGTAAATGTTTCTCCAGTTATTGCTGCACCAAATCAATCCAGAATAATTCCAATGCAGGCTAATACCGGTTTCATGGATAATTCTAAAACTTCAAATATTGAAAAACAAATTAAAGATAATATCATGCCATCTCTTCAGAAGATTGCACAGCAAGTAAATGACATGAATGTATCTACTAAGAATCAAAATACTGATTTGGTAGAAAGACCTACAATCGCTCCAACAAATCTAATATTTTTAGATAGAGCAACTAAAACATCATCAGCCCCAAATTGGGCATAAAAAAAGCCCCCTTGCGGGGGCTTTTCTCAATCGTTCTCCATTTCGGAGAAGTACTTTAGAGGATCCTTTTCCTCAATGTCTTCAGACACCACTGTGTCTGCCACATCATCCTCAATGCTCTTGCTTTCAGTAAACTGAGCACGAATATCATCACCAACAGCCTTCTTGTAACGCTCAGAGAGTTCTGCGTAACTCTTGAACTGGCTCTTGTCAATAAATGGCTTCAGAGGATACTGCTTCTTCCAAAGTTCCTCTAGCTTCTTGTCATCTCCACCAAGAAGCGGGGCAGGAGATGCAAATTCTGAACGGTCATAGTTTACGTAACCTCCGACATTACGAATCTTGATCTTAAAGTCTGCACCAGTCCAGAAGTTGAATGGGTCAACTGCAACCTCATCCTGATACTCAGGGTGAGCGAGGCTCTGAATCTTCTGGAAGATCTTGGTGCCATACTGGTAAAGAAAAACCTTTCCCTTATTCTCTGGATTAGCAGGATCTTCAATTACAAGAATATTGGAGATGTAAGCCAACTTACGCTTACGATTACGTGCAATGTTCTTATCATCTTCAATACCACTGTTCCAGAGTTCTGTGTTACCCTGACAAATTGGGCACTTCTCACCAATCGTAGTGGGGCAGTTTTCAAATAGCCAACCACCCTTGCCCTTGAAAGCATGGCTGTACATGGACACAAATGGAGTATCTTCGCCCTGAATTTCAGGCAGGAAGCGGATTACAGCGTATCCATTACCTGACTTATCGATACCGGGCTTCCAAATACGTTCGTCCTTGTAACTCTCCTTAGAGGTGAGCTTATCCATACGCTCGGTTAGAGATGCGACTGAGTTCTTACTCTTCTTCTTAAAATCTGCAAAGTTTGACATAGTATTTTCCCGAGGACCTACCTCGGCCTTTCTATTCTAATTATAGCCCAATTAGATGGTTAGTCAATTGGGAGTTTCTTGGTTTTGCCATTCTTTAGTAAATGGCGGTCTCTGGCTTCAATTTGAATTTTTTCAATTATTGGTCTGGTAATAAGTTTACCAGCCATACTTGGGTCAATATTCATTTCTTCAGATAATTCAAGTATACAATCCATAAAACTTAGTTTTGTAGATTTTACTCTATCTAAAACTTTATTTGAAAATTTTTCTTTTGCTGCTTCGTCTATATACATGGTTTTATTATATACGTTATATTCCAATAATCAATAATTAAATACATCTAAATATTCATGAACTAATTAACGAGGTCTAATCCATGCCATCAGGAACAGGCGTAACATCAGATGCGATTCCAATTCAAACAGCAGGTATAACCGCATATATTGCGACCGATTATGTCGGTACAGGCGGTATTACAGGTCACTACCAACTCATTAAACTTGGGTATGGTGTCGATGGATCTGCGACAGTTGTAAATTCAGCAAATCCACTTCCAGTAACAATTGCCACTGGAATGACTGCCACTATTTCTGGATTCACAGGAACCATTGATGTACGTGGTATAGGTGGTGCTGCAGTGGTGGTGTCTGGTTCAGTAGTCACAACTGGTCTAACTTCATCTCCATTATTTGTTAGAACTTTTACAGGATCACAAGTAGAAGTCACTGGCGGTCGTTATCTAGGAAAATCTAACGATTCGGTTTCTGTATGGGGTCCAAATGGTCTCACATACATTTATGTAAATTTAGTAGACCAAGCTGGAAATTCTTTAAGTTACACCAATGGTGCACTAAACGTTAACGTTGCTGGTGCAACAATCAATGCCACCATTCCTTCTACCGTTACTGTAGTAGGTCTTTCCGGTGCTACTGCTGTAGGAGTTAACGTAGGTAACACTGTTGGAATTAATGATACAAATATTCTAACTGGTATGACTGCCATCTATGGTCAGGTCGTAGGTCTAAGAAGTGATCTTGGTGGATTTGCTGTAATTCGTCCAACTGGTGGAACTGCTTATAGACTAACAAGCACAACAACTGCAGCAGCATTTGCTGGATTTACTTGTAAGAGTGGAATAAATGTAAAAGCTGCATCTGCGAATACCGATGTAATCTACATAACTACTGATACAACTGCCTCTCTTACTTCTCTTGGATACGAATTAGATCCCGGAGAATCGTTATTCATAGATATAATAAATTCTAGTCTTTTGGCCCACAGAGCAAAATCAGGTTCTCAAATTATTAGTTACCTAGCGACCTAATATGTCTTTATTTTCGTTAAATACAGCAAAAACATCGTATTCATATACAACACAATTTGTTGGTAATACGGCAGATCCTTGTTTTACAAAAGGTAATCTGAATGGTTCTGCTAATATTTTTGTTACTGGTAACTCGCTGTTCTTTGATTATTCTGAAGTAAAAACTGGAAATGATTTAAAGTTTTTAAATAAATTCTTCAATGGTCTTACAACTGGAAGTACTTTTAATTTTTCTAGTGGAGTATATTATAACAATGCCACTTCTTCTAGTATAAATTGGAATGGTACATTACAATTACAAGGTATATCCGGAACTTTTAAACAATATATCTCATGCTCTGGTGTTACGGGGACTGCAGCTCTTACTGGTGGATATTACGTAAGTAAAAATTTTACGAATCCTATACAATTTACTGCAACGACGGGCAATACTGCCCATATATTAATATCAAATACACCTAGAAGCAGTCCATTAAATTTTGATTTCTTTGGCGTATATGGATCTGATTATGGATTTGAAGAATACGTAGAAGTTTTGGGAAGTACATTAAACTCTGGAAGACTTAAAGTAAAAAATTACATAAAATTAAATGATGATACCGAAGTAATTTATCTTGTAAATTCGGTAACCAATGAGAATAGATTTTTTAATAAATCACAAATTGATTTACTCCACAGAGGTATTCCTTCGTTAGCAGTTTCTGCCACTTCACCTCTCCAAAATGGAGTAATTAAAATTGCAGGAGCAACTTCCGGTATTGTTTCTATGTTGTTGGAAAATCAAAATGCAATGCAACATGCATTAAGACAACAACAAGATACTGCAAACGTATATTACTATTATCCAAATTCTACGTTAAAAACAATAAACGCAAATACTGAAAACATAGTTGACTATAGAAACATTTCTATTTCGTATTCAAATGTCTTTATCCTAAAGGTTGTAACATCATATTTTATCTCCTATAATACTGATGGATTTAATATTTCAGAATTTATTGGAACTAATCAATATAATGATATTATCTTTGTGGATAACACACAAACAGAGACACTTTCAATAGTGAGCAGTACAGCTGTCGCACCAATCAAAATAGATCTTTCTGATGCACAGAATAAAGGTTCTATTATAAACCTATTTTTGGATAGCAATTGCACACAGCCACTAATAGAAAACTATTATCTTCTTGGTGAACCTGGATATGAAGGAGCTTGCTTTATCTATCTTGTAGATAGAGCAAACTCATCAAAAACTGTATTTATGCAAATTACTAAGAATACAACCAATGTTCTAAGAATTGCTGTTGCTTAATTCACATTTTTAGAAAATGGTTCTGTACGCCATTTATTATAATAGTCAATCATATCTCCTTGCAAATCAGTCACAAACATATAAGCTTTTTCTGGAAGTAAGATACCATCCTGTACTTTTGTATATGGCAACCATGTTGCTAGAGTAATCTTTCCCATCTCCAAGGACATTATCATTGCTGCATCCTTAATAAATAATCCTTTATTGGATTCCGTGCACTCTGCAATGATTTCTTCTGTTTCTGATACTTTTATAAATTTAATTTTCACTTTTTCTCCATTGGTACAGTCATTTTAGCGCCACAACCACATGGCTTTCTTTTGGCATTTATTTCTTTTTTTGCCTGATCGCTCATTGGGTCTATCTGTGAACGATATACTATTTTAACATTATTATTCAGATTGTCAATATCTGCTGTAGTGGTATCTTGATAATAAAAAGAAAAATATGGTATCTTTAACCATTCATTAAATTTTTTTCTTCTTTTTTCGCAACCACAATTACCTTTTGTAATCTTTACGATAAGGTATTTTATACCTGTATGTTTTGTTATGAATTCAACAACATCTCCAAAACCAATATACTTTTTTACAATGCCAAACATCTTTTCAATTTCAAATTTAAAAGAAATCTGTTTTTTAAATATAAAATTTGGGTATTTTTTACCTTCTAAATTTTTATCCAACGGTATAGATATTGTCGATCCGTCACCGTTTTGAGTTACATGGGAATTAAATGAAAATCTATCAATAAACATATATACACTCCATTTTTATTTATACCATTATACAGTACTGCAAGTTATGTTACCAGAACGTATATTTATTTCTGTAGGTGATACTTGTTGAACAATGATATTTGCTCCAGCAGGAATTCCTGAATCAGATATACCACCTATAAATGCCAATGGTTCAAGCAATGAAATTTCACCCTCTCCCTGAGGATATACGTTGGGCCGGGTTACATTTATTTTATGCCATTTTGTTGAAGATGGACTTCCATATACTGGTGCATATGCATTTGCATTGTCGGGGTCAAATAAATTGATTCCGGTAGGAATAGTCGAATTATTTGGTAAAGTTGCTCCAGTTGGAAACCCTCCGTAAGTATATGGGCCTAAAATATTGTAAGGAAGTGATAATGGCGCCTTTGCTTGGTAGAACCATACTCTATTATAGAAATCCTGTGTTTGAGAATCATAAACAGTTAGCGGGGTTTGTGTTGCGTCACTCTTATATTCAACCCATAACCATCCACCCGGACCAAGAATAGTTTCATTAGGAGTTGGTGATAAGCAAACATCTCCACTTTGTTCACAACTTAAAACAGTACCATCTGGTAAAGTCGTTGCGCCATAAACAGAAGTATTATAAGAAGATTGAACTTGCTTCAATATATCACCACCGACATATACGAATGGGTACATTAGATCTCCAGCCAGTTTGTAGCTTGTGGTGGCGTTACTGGGTATCAATCTAGTAAATCTATAAGGATCTTTTGTATAAAATATTTTAAATGTACTTGATTCCGAATCCCATCCATAATAACTTAGGCGCGAAGCATAATTTACATAACTTATATTTGTCATTACCGTCCGACAGCATAGTCCCTGTCTACTAAAATTTTTATATGATTGAATAAAATAGTCTTTGCTGGAATTAAATCCTATTCTGCCAACACAGTCTGTGCAGGTGTCTGATACCGTTGTATCGTCAACAGGCGGACAACAATTTCTTACACATGAACTTCTGTCGCATGAATTATCACATCTTCCGATACATGCTGGATCTTGTGGTGCCCAATATGTTGATGATTTATGTTGAGGCAACCCAGTTGCTTGCCAGCACAAATCAGCTTTTTCTGGGCATGACGAAGCTGCACCATTTACACCAGCCACCATTCCAGAAGTGTTAGCATTGCTTCCAAATGAGGAATATGTTAAACATTCATCACCAAGAGGTGAAGGTTGAACACTATGATTTGGAACAAAGTTTTGATATCTTCTTAATAGTGCACTCATCCAATAATATTCTGGATGACCGCTATATGAATAGTTGTCATTTTTTAAACCAGTTCCATCAGTAGGATCTGGCTCTCCAAGTACACTGCAAAGATCTCTTGCTCTTACTGGATTGTCAACTTCATTGCCTTCTGCTGAAAATGCACAGTATCCGCCCCATAACCATTTTGAAAAATCCCATGCTCCGGGTACTGCTCTGAAGAATGCCTGTCTTTTAAAGTATTTGGGAATACTTGATGATCCACTTTTGAACTGGTTAACTTTAGCTTCTGGATCAGCAAAATCGTTATAATTCCACACAGGAGCAATAATATCACCATATTTGATAGCAATAGCATGAGCATAACCAAATGATATATCGCTATAACCAAATTCACTTATATCTTCTTCATCAGTTGGAACTAATCCAAATGGGTCTTGTCCCGCAGATTCTCCTTGACGAGTCCAAATATAAGTTTTATTTACTTTAAAAGAAGTATTTCCAAATCCAACATTTGAAATATCGTTATTTGACTTATATAGTACGGCAAATCCATTTGCTCCAGCAGTAATTTTTATAATTTCACCATCAAAAGTTTTGCTCCAACTTCCAAAAGTTGATTCCGTATCAGTGGATTTCCATGATGGAAGCATTTCTGTTCTTCCCCACACATATACGGTATTTTTATTAGCAACCATGCTGTAATCAGGCCCACCATCAGCAAAGATAAGCTGAGAATCATCGCTATGTCTAGAAACATTAGTAACTTTCTTTGCAACAAAACTATAGTCGCCAGAAGAAAAATCATTTGCTTTATAATATTCAACATTCCATTGATCAGAAATAGCCTTTACTTCATTTGGAACAAAGGTTGTATATACGGTTCCCGTTGCAGTGCCTTCAGGATCCATGTAAGTGTAACTTCCCCATACTCTCACTTGGTTGTCACTTTGGATTGCAATAGTGTGGTAGTATCCTGCACCAATGTTTGTAAATATTGGAATCTCTGACAATGGATTTGTTGGATCCATTAATATGCATCTTTTATCTGCTGGTGGATCTTCATTAGTATTTGGGTATTCACACCAATAGTTTAAATTAATATATGTTATACCATTTAATTCAACTTTGAGTAATCCTGCATTGACTGGATCTATTGCAACATCATATTCAATATCAGAAACATATGCTGGCTTAGCCGCATGAGTTGTTAAATAATTTTTACCAAGAAAATTTGTATTGGTTTGATCTCCATATTTTTTCTGACCATATACATTATTTCCAGTTGTGTATAGAAGTCCATATGAAGTAATTGCGGATGTATGTTTAGAACCATTTGCAACATCTGACCATCTATGGGTTTTATTCATCAAGGCATTATCGCCTATATTGAAGCGAGCATTATCGCAGCCCTTATCTCCCCATGCTTTTAATTTATATTGCTGTAGGGGTGCATCTGGATCTGGCTCTGGTGGGCGACTTCCGGCTCCACAAACATCACCACCATTATCACCCTCACACGTTCCAACAGGAGGACATGGACTATAATCAAAAAATTCAGGATATTCTATAAGAGCAATTTCAAAGTCTATACCTTTACCACCTAATTTTTTAACAATTCCAAGTTGAGTACTATTATTTTGACTTTCATCGGCAATACGAGCCTTAATGTCTTCTGGAATATTTGTTAATCCATTATTTGAATAACCAGATGCTACAATTTTTCCATTATATGTAATGAAATAATTTGTATTTAATCCAGTATATACGTTTACGATAGATTTAACAAGCCATTTTGTGGTATCATTATTATTTCCAGCCGGTGTCAATAGTCCCGGAACAACACTTTGATTATAATTAAATCCAGAACAACTATTGTTTTTGCATCCCCATGCAGCCACATTATTGGATTCCAGATAGACTGGAAGTGTTGCCCTGCGTGGAAAAAGGAACATATCATCCTGATCACCAGCACCAGTATAATTTGAAAGTAATTTTTGTTTAATAATTTTTGGAGTTACGGTACCTGTTACTGGTTGCACTCCCAAGAATTCTACTAAATTAATATATCCAGAACTACCTCCTACAACTGCAGACACATAGGGATTTAAAACAAGTTCTCCATCATTATCAAAACTTGCTGATTGAATTATTTGAGTAGTTTCAGCTGCTATATCAATAGCATGATCTTTTACTCTGAGTATTCCGGCTACAACCATTCCTTCCAGTGATTCAATAACATAATTGTAATCATCAATTAAAATTGTATCACCGATCTTAATTGGTGTACAACTATTAGCAGATGACTGTGATGGATTTTCAGATAAACTATAAAAATAATTGTAGTATGCTTTTAAAAATCTTTCGGGATCAAAATATGAACCAGCAACAACATAACTGTTGTTTACACAATAATCTTTAAATGCATACAAATCAAAATGGAATAATGGTATTTGTGATCCAACATACATGAAACGTCTTGGTGTTGTTCTCATCAAAGACCATCTCATTGCCTCTTCGGGATGATATTTAAATTTAGCTGCAACACCATCGTTTGAAGAACCTACTGAGTTAATGTAGCCAGAATAGGGTCTTTCATATGGAGTCACCAAAACATTTGCATGATTTAAATTGGGAACTAAATCAGGATGTATTGAACCTACATCAGATCTATGGGCCCACGATTCAAAATGATGTTCTAATGTGATATAGCCTACCAAGGCATCACGTAATTTTGTTTGTTTGCCTGTAATTTCTCTATATTTTATAATATATTCAGTTACACCACCCGGTCTTGAATTATTTAAAAGTTGATATGCTGAATATGATGGACCTAAATCTTTAAATTGATTAGAAGTACCAAATGTCCATATATCAAATCCAGATTTGTAAGATCCATAATTTTTATCTCCTATCAAAGCCAATCTCTGAAGATATGGAGAAATGCCATATTGGTAGCATGAAGTTCTATATTGTGGGTTAAATGTAATGTCTTCGGATGATACACATCCTGTCCCCGATGCACCTTTTGTACTTGCAATATATTTTTGACTAGCAAAAGGATACGAAGACGCACGAATTCTATCATCAACAGAACTTGTTGAATCCAATTTATCCGGAGATGCGCACCAGCAACATCCTGCTTCAGATATTTTCATGGGAACTGAGAAGGGATTCATGAAAGGCAAATAACCATAGTTATTTACTCTTGTAGACATATTTTGTTTTTTAAATACTGTATCTGATATACCACCTTTTAGATGTGCAAATTTACGGCAATGACAAGGACGTGATGGCCAAAACCAAACACTATACCGGTCAGCAGCTGCGCATGATGGATCGTATAATTCTGAAGACTGACTACCAACTTCATTACCAAATGGATTTAAAGCTGGATAGCATGTTTCCGTTGCTGGTTGTCCACCACCAAAAGCTCTTCTATTAAATCCTTGACACTGTGGAACACTTGGGTCACCTCCAAATGCAAATTCAGGCGGATACCAAATAAAATGGCATCCTGTATGACGGTACAT